TCTAGGGCCGCCACCACCACCTTGCTCAACCCCGCATGGTTGCTGAAATCGTTACTGGCGAAGGTGGCGATTCAGTGGAAACAATGAGATGGCCGAGATCAACAGGATTGAAGATGCCTATTCCTGGAACATCACGCGCCTGGCTGAGGCATTCGGCCTGCACCGGGAGACGGTACGCAAGCGACTGAATGCGGCCAGCGTGGTTCCGAGTGGCGTCCGTAACGGGGCCAACGTCTACAGCTTGAAAGATGCTGGTCCGGCCATATTTGCAGACATGGTGCTGGGTGGTGATCTCGATCCCGACACGCTGCCGCCTACCGAGCGCAAAGCCTGGTACCAGTCCGAGAACGAGCGGGTAAAGCTGGAGCAGGAGCTGCGCCAGTTGGTCCGAGTGGAAGAGGCTCACCGCGAGATGAGCACGATAGCCAAAGCGGTCACCACCACACTTGAAAGCCTGCCCGATATTCTGGAGCGTGACTGCGGCATCGATGCCGACTCCGTTGCTCGGGTGCAAGACATTATCGACAGCATGAGACAGCAGCTGTACGAGAGGATCATCGATGACGAGCCTGACGAGTAGCCCAACTGCCAGCGCTCGCCAGATCCGCCTTGATGTTGCCAACCTGATCAAGCCGCCGCGCCGTGTGCGCGTGAGCACCGCAGCTGCCGAAAAGATGATGGTGGTGGACGGTGGCGGCAAGATCAGCAAGTACAGCCCCGAGCTGACGCCGTACATCGTCAAAGCCATGGACGCACTGGCCAGCCGCAAGTATGACGCGGTGGTGTTCGTTGGACCTGCCCGAACCGGCAAGACCAATGGCCTGATAGATGGATGGGTGTCATACGTCATCAGCTCCGACCCCGGCGACATGCTGATCGTGCAGATCTCCGAGGAGAAGGCGCGGGAATTCAGCAAGAAGCGCATCGACCGCATGCTGCGCAACAGTCCCGAACTGGCTGCACTGATGTCACCGCATGGGCATGACAACAACGTCCATGACAAGACGTTCCGCGCAGGCAATTACCTGGGCATCAAATGGCCTACGGTTAACGTGCTGTCGAGCTCGGATTACCGCTTTGTGGCGCTGACCGATTACGACCGTCTGCCTGAGAACCTGAGCGGTGAAGGCGACCCGTTCAGTCTGGCGACCAAGCGAACCCAGACGTTCATGTCCTCCGGCATGACCTTGGTCGAGACGTCACCAGGCTGGGATATCACCGATCCCGACTGGAAGCCCGACCCGCGATACCCGCACATGGCACCGCCGACCAAAGGTGCGCTGGCGCTGTACAACCTTGGCACCCGGGAGCGCTGGTACTGGCAGTGTCCGAGCTGCAGCGACTGGTTCCAGCCGATTCTTGAGCACTTCAGCATCGAGCATCGGCGGCCATGCTGCCCGCACTGCGGCACGATCATCGAAGATCCGCACCAGAAGCGCGAACTGAACGCCAAGGGAGAGTTCCTGCCGGAAGGCTGCAGCTTCACACCCGATGGGCAGATCGAAGGCGAACCGCGCAAGACACGCATTGCCAGCTTCTGGATGGAAGGTCCGGCCGCCACGTTTCAGACCTGGGACTCGCTGGCCGACAAGCTGCTGCAGGCCGAAGAAGTCTACGAACAGACCGGCAGTCAGGAAAAACTCAAGACCACGATCAACACCGACTTGGGCCGGCCCTACCAGTACCGCAAAGCCGAGAATGCCCGCAGTCATGAAGCGCTGCAGGAGCGCGCCGAAAAACTGGGCGAACGGGTGGTGCCGCACGGCGTCCGCGCATTGTTCGGATCAGTGGACGTACAGGGCGGCAAGAAGCGCAGATTTGTGGTTCAGGTGGTCGGCTACGGTGAGCATGGCGAACGCTGGCTGATCGACCGCTTCAGCTTGCGCAAATCCGAGCGCAAAGATGAAAACGGCGAACTGCGCCGCATCGACCCAGGCGGCTACATCGAAGACTGGAACCTGTTGATCAGCCACGTCATCAGCCGCAAGTACCCGCTGGCCGATGAATCAGGCCGCGAAATGCCCGTCCTGCTGACTGCAATCGACACCGGCGGTGAGGACGGCGTCACCGAAAACAGCTACCAGTTTTACCGTGCACTGCGCCGGCAGAGCCTGCACCACAAGGTCATGCTGGTGAAAGGCGGCAGCACCCGCAACGCCCCACGTATGCGCGAAACCTTCCCGGACAGTTCCGGCCGCAAGGACCGCCATGCCAGCAGTCGAGGCGATATCCCGCTCTACCTGCTCAACACCAACCTGATCAAAGACACGATCAGCAACGCCATGGAGCGAACCGAGCCGGGGCCGAACTACTGCCACTGGCCGGACTGGCTGGGGGAATGGTTCTTCGAGGAACTGACCTACGAGCAGCGCAGCCCGGATGGAAAATGGAGCAAGCCAGGCAAGGCCAACAACGAAGCCTTCGACTTGATGTGCTACGCCGACGCTGCTGCTACCAAGAAAGGCTACGACAAGATCAACTGGCTGGCGCCGCCACCCTGGGCCCGCGACTGGGACAACAACACCGAGATCCAGGCTGACGGCGTCCGATCAGCCACCCGCAAATCCACAGCGACACCGCCTGCAGAACGCAAGCGGAGAAGGACGAGGGGGCGGATTGGTTGACTAGTGGTGTGGGTCGCTTCCTTCCTCAAGCTGAGGCCTCCTTTGCAGCTTCCCAGGCTTCCACATCATGCAAGCGCCAGCGGGTACAGCCCGGCGACAACTTGACCGGCTTCGGGAACGTGCCCCGCTCTGCCCAGCGCCAGGGCGTTGAACGTGCAACACCGAAACGGTCGGCAACCTGTTTGTCAGTCAGATAGGTGGTGGTTTTCATCTGTAGCACCTCGCTCGAATTGATTACGAGGGCCAGTATCTAGGGGCGGGGTTTTGTCGGCACCGACACAAAAACTTTTAATATGTCGCCGGGTCAGGAAAGGAACCTTAACCAATCATCACGGGCGGCTTCCAAGCGTGACAACTGCTGTTGGTAGGCTTCAGCATCATGCTGTGCTTCGGTCAATGCTATAATCAGCATGGTGGCGGCCTGTGGCGGACGGGTCGCTGCTTTCTTCATCGCTTCCCATCCTCACGCTACCGTTTGGGTGCGTTCTTCGATAAAACGATCCAAGTCCTCGATCCGGTACATGACGCGGCGGCCAACCTTCACGAACGGGAGTTTGTAACGGCCAGTGCTACGCCAGACGGCAAGGGTGCCCTCTTTCACACGCAGATAATTGGCGGCTGATTCAGGTGGGAGTAGTTTGCTGTCCATCTCTGTACCTCATCGTTAATTGATAAGGTGGATGGTAAAGATGGTGTTAATTCAGTTATCCCAAAAAGAGTCCCCTGTTTTTGGGTTACTTTCTCGGATAGCAGTCAGCTTTGGGCTGTATAAGGTGCGACACCCCCTCCAGGCGGCAAAGCTCAAGAAAGCTTCGCCAACTCAACTCTCAGCAGATCGATAGCGGTATCCCGCTACCGGGCATCCTTCACGGGACTGGCGGCGGATCCGGCTCCACAGGGTGCGCCATCCGAGGCGATCCAGCGCCAGCGCATTGCAGGTTGATAGCTTCAGACAATGACCTTTTTTGGTGCAAAATTCATGGCATATTTTTTGCGTCATTCTCAGCATGTTGAATCAAAAGGATATTTGTCTGAGAAAACCGCTCGCCATGCAATAAGCGTTCCAATTGATTTTAACTATCGTTCTGCCCGCAACCTGCACCAACAGTTGCAGGCATCCTGGCGGGTGGCGGCATGGGCGTGCACGACCGGCTCGAGGCTTAACCGCCACCTCAGCCACCTATAAATCCAGCAACCATTCGGGTTTTAATGCCTGATATTTACCGGACGCACACATGGCCTACACCCAAGACGACTTGATTAGCATCCGTGAAGCGATCGCCACCGGTGAAAAGTCAGTTACCTTTGCCGATGGCAAGGCGGTCACCTACCGGACACTGGCCGAACTGATGCAGGCCGAGCAGATCATCAGCAAATACCTGGAAGCCGCAGCCGGTCGCCGACCGCGCCGGGCATTCCGTATGAACGTGAGCAAGGGGGTATGAAGTGAGTAAGCCCCGTGTCCGCATCAAGAACGGCCTGCCGGTGCAGACCCGCGCCCAGGCCTACGAAGGCGCAACCCACAGCCGCCGCGCATCCGGCTGGACCGCTCCGGCCACCGGCCCGAACCGCGCGCTGAATCCATCGCTGAACACCCTGCGCAACCGCAGTCGCCAAAGCTACCGCAACAATCCGTGGATACGGCAGGCGATTGACCGCAACGTATCGAACGAGGTCGGCACCGGCATTGTGCCGCTGTTTGAGAGTTCGGACCCTGCATTCAACGAACGCCTGGAACAACTGTGGTTGCCGTGGACCGGCCAGAGTTGCGCCGATGGCAGCCTCGACTTCTACGGCCAGCTGGCGCAGGCAGTCCGCTGCCGCCGCACCGCAGGCGAGGTGTTCATTCGTGTGCGCTACCGTCCGTTTGCCTGGGGCCTGACCGTCCCGATTCAGCTGCAGGTGATCGAGCCGGATCACGTCCCGCTCGACATGAACGAGACGCTGCAGAACGGCAACAAGATCATCGCCGGCAAGGAATACACCGCACGCGGCCGACTGGCTGCGATCTGGATGTATCCCGAGCACCCGCAAGACAATACAAGCATGGGCGTCAACAACGCGATCCGCGTCCCGGCTGACCAGGTGATCCACCACTATCTGCCGCTGCGACCGGGACAGGTGCGCGGTGAGCCGGATATCGTACCGGCCCTGCTGCGGGCTTATACCTACGACACCTACGAAGACAGCGAGCTCAAGCGCAAGGAAACCCGCGCACCGTTTACCGGCTTCCTGCAGAAAGAATACCAGTCCGACAACGACTGGCAGTTCGACCCGATCACCGGCGAACCTCTGGCCGATGACTCAGACGTGCCTGAAATCAACGCCCAGCCCGGCACGATTATCAGCGGCGCGATCGGCGAGAAGCTGACCCTGTTCGATGGCGACAACACCGGCAGCGGATACAAGGACTTCCAGAAGCAGCAGCTGCTGGCCATCGCCGCTGGCGCCAAGTCGCTGTATCAGCTGATGACCGGCGACTGGGATGGCGTCAACGACCGCATCTACCGCGCAATGATTCAGGAGTACCGCCGTGAAATCGAAATGGCCCAGGACCACCTTGTCATTCATCAGATCTGTGAGCGCGTGGCTTTCTGGTTTACTGATCAGTGCGTGGCTACTCGCCTGGTCAGTGCTGCCGGCTATGCAGATCGGTATGACGACTACAACAAGCGCGACTGGCGAACCCATCGCTGGCCGCATATCCACCCGACTCAAGACGTAAGCGCAACCGTGACCGAGATCGAGAACGACCTCGAATCGCTGGATGCCGCCGTTGCCAAGCGTGGCTACCGAGCCAGCGAAGTGCAGCGCAAGAACGTCGAAGCCCGCAAACGCAAACGCGACCTGGAACAGCAAGCAGGTCTCCAACCTGAAGAGGGATAACCATGCCATGGTTTAAAGCACAGGCCACCGGAGACCGGACGGCCAAAGTCATCATTGACCGCGCAATCGGCTCCGATTGGGCGCCGGACTGGATTCAAGACTGGACCGGTGAACAGCCGGCCCGTGACTTCATTGATGCCATCGAAGCCTTGGGCGAGCTGGACACCATTGATCTGGAGCTGAACAGCCCGGGCGGCGACGTAGCCAGCGGCATCCGCATCATGAACTACCTGCGCAACCACAAGGCCACCGTGAACATCACCGTGACCGGTATGGCCGCCAGTATCGCCACCGTCATTATGATGGCCGGCGACACCCGCACTATGGGCATCGGTGCCACGCTGATGGTCCACAACCCGGCAAGCTGGATGGCCGGCTTCTACACCAAGGCCGAAATGGAAGAGATGGCTTCCGGCATGGCGCGCATTGAAGCCGCGATCATTGAGGCATATGTGGTCGGCACCGGCAAAGACGCCGACGAGATCAAGCAGCTTCTGGACAAGGGTGATACCTATCTGACCGCCGAAGAAGCGATCAACTGGGGTATGGCCACTGCCAAGCATGACACCCTGCAGGCCGTGGCAAGCGCTGACCCCATGATCATGAAGCAGCAGATCCAGTCTGAGGGCCGATTCCGCGCAATGGAAGCACGCGCACTGCAGGCGGAAAGCAGCCTCGAGGCGGTCAAGGCGCTGCGGAAAGATGACATCGAGCAAGCCAACAGTTACAAGGCCGAACTCGACACACTTCAAGCATCACATGAACAGGTGCTGGCCGAGCTCGACGCCTTCAAGAACCCGGTTGCAGCCACTGCCGATGACATCATTGCCCGCTGCGCGGAAGCCGGTTTCGAGGCGCTGGCCGTTCCCATGGCTCAGGCCAAGCTGCCGATGGCTGCCGTTGAGCAGCGCCTCAAGCTGGCCGCCGAAATCAAGGACGTTGCCAAGGCATCCGGCATCGATGCTGGCGCACTGATGGTGCACATGGACAATCCTATTCAGATGCTCGGGGTTGCTGTGGCTGAGGCGAAAGCCCTGGTCGATCAGGATCTCGACAATCACACCACGCCCGGTACGGGCACAACCGCAAAACAGCCTGATTCCAAAAAGGCTTACGCACAACTCAATAACCAGAGAGGTTAAACACCATGGCAATTACCGAAGCCACCCGTGCCGGTGAATTTCTGCTGTCAGAAGCAAACGGCACCCGTTCCCGCGAACCCATCACCCTGACTGGCGGCGCATTCCCTGCCGGCCAGGTGCTGGGCAAGATCACCGCAAATGGCAGCTATACCGCCTACGATCCGGTTGCAACGGACGGCTCCGAAGCCGCTGCCGCCATCCTGTACGAAGCGGTCGATGCATCCACTGCTGACGCCACCGGTGTCGCCATCGTGCGTGACGCCGAAGTGAAGGGCGTACTTCTGACCGACAACGACGCCGCAGGCACCGCCGCACTGGCAGCGCTGGGCATCATCGTTCGATAACTCAACTGATTAACGACAAAGCCGCCATAGGGCGGTTTTTTTTGTACCCAATTCAAGAGGATACAACTATGCCATCTTTGGATATTTTCAACGACGATGCCTTCAGCCTGCAGAGCCTGACCGCATCCATCGCCGAACAGCCGCACGTTCCGGGCCGCATGGGCCAGCTGGGCATGTTCCAGAACGAAGGCATCACCACCACCCAGATCAGCATCGAGAAAGACGGTGCCACTCTGGGGCTGGTGGCGGCTGCTGACCGTGGCGCACCGGGTCAGGTGGTCGTGGGCGATAAGCGCACCATGATCC